AATGATAATTTTAACGAGATATACGATAAGTTCGGAGACGGTACTAATCTTGTAAGTTTTGTTTCTTTTGCTAGCACTGCTGGGTATTCTACCAACTGTGGCATCGCATCAACATCTGTTCTTGCTGGTCTTGCAGCGAGTGTCACAAACAATATTGATATTAATACAACTGGTGTTGTAACGACAAGTTATGCAGATATTGGTAAAATAACAATTCAACAGCCTGGTGCAATTACAGATGGCCCTGTTGAAGTTGGTTTTGCTGCAACAATGTTCCGTATCAAAGCAGATGGTATGGTGGGCATTGGAACTTCACTTCCAACATCACAGATGGAGGTTGCATCTTTTTCTAATGAAAGACCTTCAATATGGGCGATTGCAAAAGGTAATGGCCATGGATTAAGAGTATCAGATCAAGACGTAACAGATAATAAGTCATTCGTAGTAAGTAAAGAAGCTTATGTGGGTGTAGGTTCTACCGCTCCAACATGTAGATTAGATGTTCAAGGTGACGTTTTGGTAGGTGGTGCGACTACCTTGATGGATCAAGTAAATTTCAATTCTGATATTACTGAAAAGGTTGTAGGAAACTTTAGTGATGTTATGCAAGTAAGTGCAGGCGGCACATTTACTATTGATGTGTCACAAGGATCTGTAATATGTGGTGTTGCAACAACATCCATAACTTCATGGGCATTTACAAACGTAAGTGGAGAGAATAGTAAAGCAACTACAGCAACACTTATCATAAATGCAGGGTTAGGATATACTTATGGTGATCCTGTTACAGTTAACGGTGCTACAATCGCAACAGGAATTAGATGGGTAGGTGGCAACCCTCCACCATCTACTTCAAACGAAGACATTCTAACGTTTAGTGTCATTCGCGATAGCACTGGAGTTACCAGAGTTTATTGTTCAAGTTCTATTAACATTAGTTGAGGGAAACGAGTAAATGCCAAGGACTACGCCTGGATCAGGAGCCCTCCTAAAACCATCTTTCGATTCATTCTATGGAGTTAGTTCCATAGAAGTTTTGAGTGGAGGAACAGGTTATGCAAAAACAGATCCACCTAAAATTGTAATTGAAGGGACATCCGATCCAACAACGGAAGGTGTTTTCTTTCCAGTTATAAGTGGTGTTGGAACTATATCTGAAGTTATTATCTTCAAATCTGGATTGGGTTACTATCCAGTTTTTAGCACATCATCATCTTCTGAAATTGCTGTAGAAAGAGGTGCTTTTGGTACACAGAAGGCTGGTCATGCGGCTGGTATTGCATACTCTGTGTTTGCTGGTGATTATAATATTGTTGAAGATAATATATTCTTTACAGATGCTCCATATGGAAAATCTGGCCCTGTAGGATTAGAAACAGGATCATCATTCTCTGGTAGACTATTTTCAAGAAAATTAGACCCATTTGATGAGAAAGACAAAAACGTAATATTAGATGATATATCATTAGACTTCACAGGCGTTGCTGGAACTCAATTTACGCTTTCTGAAAATACAGGTGTTGTAACTGCACTCTATAACAGTGTAAACACAGGTGTAGATGTAAATAATAATCCGTTTATTCTAATCAATAATATTGTACAAACACCAGGCCTTGATTTTGAGATAGTAGATTCTGACACAAATAAAATTAATTTTCTAAGTGGTGTTCCAAGAGCGGGAAGAATTGTAAAGGTTGGACTACAAACTGGATCTGGATATTACTTACCAACAAAGGCGGCAGTAAGAGTTGGTGTTGGTTCTACTGGTAGTCTAGAACATATTCAGATAGAAGGAAAAGGGCAGGGATATAGATCAATACCCGAAATTTATGTAAGATCATCTCAAGGTTACGGTGCAAGTATAAGTGCAACTCTTGGTATCTCTACAACAGATAGTATTGCTATATCGACTGCAACTTATAATCATATATCTGGTATTGCTACATTCAATACAGGTGCAGTTTCTCATGGATTCGAGATTGATGATAGAGTTAGAATTACTGGTGCTGGATTTACATTCACTCCTGTATCTGCTGCAAGAAATATCAACACGTTTGGATATAATTACATCTCAGGTATTGCAACTATTGGTGTAACTGGTGGCCACTATATTGGTGTAGGAGAAAATCAAAGTAGAAGTTTATTACTTCAGGGTATTCAGGTAAGTGATGGTATATCCACATATACCCTCAGAGAGGACGCCTATCCAATTACAGAGGTGATTGATAGTCTTAACGTCTTAGTTAACTTAGGCATCGCCACACAACCGTTATCATACGAAGGAGGCGGAACTGTTCGTGCTGGTGTTGACACTGCCATCATGGAAGGTAGAAATGTAATCGGTTTTGATATCGTAGGCATCACAACAAATACATTTGAAGCTTTTATTGGTATATCAACTTTTGAACATCAATATGTCACTGGTGGTGTAATAAACAGAGCAGAAGCGGGTATTATTACAAACTTTAGTATTGTAGAAGGAGGAACAGGTTTCTACAGACCTAGAGAAATATCTTTCCTAGATCAAACTCCTATAAACGGAATTACAACCATCACTGCTTTTGGTAATGAGGTTGGATCAAGCATAAACATATCCGAGTTAGATTATGATTCATTCTCTGGTGTTGCAACTATTCATGCTGCGGCTTCTCATGGATTAACAACTTCAAGTGTAATAAAATTAGATGGTGTTAAATTTAATACTAACGTTGGAGATATAACATTCCCATCAGATTCACAAAAATATTATGGAGTTACTGGCATTTTAAGTGCAAAGAACTTTACTGTGAACATTGGTGCTGCCATGACAACTACTGGCATCCACACTGCACAATCTGGAATTGGATCATTTATAGAATTTGAAGGACATGGATTAGAAACTGATGATTTTGTTCAAACAACAGGAATTGCGGTAACATTTACAAGTGCTCCAGCAGTTCAAGTTGGACATGTTGAGTATGATGAAAGATCTGGTATTGCAACTGTAACAACTAGAAAGAATCATAACCTTACAGAAGACGATTGTGTTGTTCTTTCTGGTATTGCATTTACTTGCGACTACGATCCTGCCCTAGGCGTTTCTAGTGCATTATATGATAACATAACTGGAGTTCTAACTGTCACCACTGCAGCACCTCACGGCTACAAAGTAGGTAAAGATGTCATTCTAACTGGTCTTGCATTTACATGTGCTATAGACGGTGGTGCAAAAGATCATTACTATCCTAGAAGTAGATCAACTGCATATGATACATCTCTACCCATCACAGGTTATGCTGGTACTGCACTTGCTATAGATGTTGGTATATCTCGTGTCAAGAATCAATACGTTCATAGATTTGAAGAGGCAATCACTGGTGCATTGATATATGGTGGTGATTATCCTCATCAATTCCTCCGTGCAGAAGAAGGTTCATTATTAACTGGTGGGCCATATCTACATGAGTTTCATAGTGCAACTGCAACATCTACATTTGCTGGTGGAGATTATCCACACACATATGTTAGTTCTGATGAGAAAACAATAAAAGTTGGTGGTGATTATGCACACCAATTTGTAAGCGCAGATACTAACTCTGTACAAGTGGTTGGCGGATCACAAATCACACCCACAAATGGAGACTACTCACCTAGTACTGGTTCTTTAATATTGACTGTTGCTAATCATGGTCTTACAGGCCCTACACAACATTCAATTACAACTGCAAACTATAATCCCCTTGCTGGTATTTTGACCGTGACTATCCCTAATCATGGATTTTCAAATGGCGACCAAGTTAGAATTGCAGATGAATCTATAGGTTGGAAGTGCTCATTAGACGCATTTACATCAACAAAATATTATCCAAGATCTACAGACCCAATTAGTAATAGTTGGATTCCTATCAGTAACGTTTCTACAAACACTTTTGAGGTCTTTGCTGGTATTACAACTAGAGTAGATTACACTGTCTCTGGCGCAGACTACACACCTTCTGTGGGTGTGATGACAATGAGCATTGGAACTCATGATCTTAGAGTTGGGCAAAGTATCAAGTTTAGAGATAGTTCATTAGGATTTACTTGTGAGGCTGACCAAAATACTGCAATCAAGTATTATCCAAGATCAAAAGATCCAACTTATAACACTGCTGTTCCAATCATAGGTTCTGCTGGAACCACCATTACTGTAAATGCTGGTGTATCAACCATAGTAAAATACAATATTAGATTTGCTGACTATACTCCAGCAACAGGTGTTATGACTGTTTCTGTTGATAGATTACATGGTTTTACGGCTGGTGAGACAATCAAATTTAAAAATGGATCTGTTGCTTTCAAATGTGAGCAAGATGGATTCCAAAGTAATCACTTCTATCCAAGACCAACCGACCCATACTACGATAAACCAGTAACTCTTGTTAGTGCTGCTGGTACTGAATTTGTGGTAAATGTAGGTTCAACAGGTGGAGCAAACACATATGTATTCTTACCTAACCAAGGTGTTGCTGTAGAGGGTGTTATAGCTGGTGGTGACTATCCATATTCATTAGTTGGTGTTGGAACTGATGCTGTTATAACTGGTGGTGGAGACTATACTCCATACTGGTTCCAAAATGCAACTGCAAATGGTGTAGAAAGACCATCTCAACAAGTTCAAATTGCAGTGGGTTCATTGAACTTTAAGTGTGCTAAAGATGATTATGCAACTGTTCACGCATATCCTCGCCCTACAGATCCAGCGTACAACACAAATTTAGGTATTGTATCTGCAACAACAAACACCTTTGAAGTCAGAGTTGGTGTTTCTACAATCGAAGAGCGTTCAATATCAACATCTACATATAACCCTGCAACAGGTGAATTGATAATGAATGTGGGTGCTGGACACTCTTATTATGACAATTCAGCTCATACAATTTCGACGGCAACGTATAATCCTAGTACTGGTGTACTAGAACCAACCATTGCAAATCATGGTTTTGTTGCTGGTGAATATGTGAAGTTTGATTTAGAATCTATATCATTCAAATGTGATCAAGATGGATACACTGCAACTAAAGCGTACCCAAGATACTCTGATCCATTCTTGAATGAGTGGTTGCCAATTTACCATGTTGGTGTAAATACATTCTCTGTAAATGTTGGTGTATCCACTATCATAAATGCACACTGGTTCCAAAGTGCAACAACTGGTGGTCTTAAGAAGGCAAGAGATACTGTTGGTATCAATACTGCATCTATTAACTTTACTTGTTCTAGAGATAACCATGCAACTATACATGCCTATCCTCGTCCCGATGATCCTATCGGTGGAAATGCTTCCGTTGGTATTGGTTCCACATCTGATACAACAGTCACAATCAATGTAGGTGTATCTACAATAGTCAATTATGGTATCACTACTGCAGCTTACACTGCAAGTACAGGTATCATGACTGTGTTCTCAAATGTTCATGGATTCAATGGTGCTTTACCTAGAAGCGTTACATTTGCAACTTATGATGCTGGTTCTGGTATTATGACTTGTACCGTTGCCAATCACGGAATGGTAACTGGTAATAGAGTTCAGTTTGCAAGAGGTTCCATCAGATTCAGATGTATGATGGATCAGAGAAAGACTATCAAAGATTATCCAAGAAGAAAAGATCCAGCAGATCAGAATTGGTTATCTGTAACCACTGTCGATCTTGATAAGTTTAGTGTAAATGTAGGAACATCTCCTCTTGTTTACCATAGTCCTACAAGCGGTTCATTTGATCCTTTCACTGGATTGATGACTGTAGATATTGGGTCACACACATTACAGAAAGGAACATCTGTAAGACTCAAAACAAGAGCATTCAAATTCACTTGCGCTTTAGACAATCATGCGACAAATCACTTCTACCCAAGGGCAAGTGGCATATCTGGCCCAGATCCTGCTTATAATACTGCTGTTAAGATTACTGCTACAACAGATACTACTATTACACTGGATGTAGGTAAATCATCCAATCAAACAGAACATATCTTTGTCTCTGCTTCTGCTAACTCAGTTATTAGTGGTGGTGACTATCTCCATACATTTGAAAATGCAGAACTAAATGGATTATTGATAGCCAGAGATACTGTTGGACTTGCAACTGATTCATATACATGGAGATGTTCTCAGGACAACTATGCTACAGATCACACATATCCAAGAACAACTGATCCTATTCATAATATAGAAGTTGGTATTGTAACTACAACCACAGACACATTTACAATCAATGTAGGTATTACTTCAAGAGTTAAATTCAATGTGACAAATGCCACATACGATGCTAATAGTGGATTGGCAACATTCACTACTGATACAGCTCATGGACAAACAACTTCAACTGCCGTTGGTCTTGCGACAAATGGTTTCATATTCTCTTGCTCTATGGATCAATATGCGTCTGAACATGCGTATCCAAGAACAACTGACCCTGCCCATGACACATCCTTATATCCAACTGCCGTAACATCTAATAACATTACTCTTAATGTTGGTGTTTCTACTAGAGTTGAATATAATGTTAACCATGCAGATTACAATGAATCTATTGGTATTATGACCATGTTCTTGCCATCTGTTCATGGTATTACTACTGCTGCTGGTGTTCCCAGAAATGTTAAGTTGAAAGATGAGTCAATTTTATTCTCATGTTCTCAGGACAACTATGCTACAAAACAGTTCTATCCAAAAGGCGGAGATCCTTATTACAATGGTTCACAGATTACTAGAGTTATCAGTAATACTCAGATTGAAACTCAAGTAGGCCCATCTACCACACCTAGTTTCTATAACTCTGGTGGTAAGATTCAAGGTGTTATTCTTGCTCCTAGACTTAATAACAACTCTCCTAGTGGAACTGACTTTGCTGCTGGTGGTACATTTGTAGATAAGATTATTGATAGTAAGACTTACGTTGTAAATGTTGGTATATCTACAGTTGATCACAACTATGCAAGAGCTGGACTTTCACAACAGGGTAAGAGAATTTCTTCCTCTATTGAGCAAGGATTCTCTGGATTTAATGTCATTGAAAAACTCGACAACGCAAGATTCCGTATTGATGCTGGCATCACAACTCAAATTGCTTTGTATAAGAGGGGAGGTGAAATTACTAAACCAGTGTTTATTGATGTTGCAGAACCAGATCCATACTTCAATAGACCTCTTGAATATACATCAGGCACATCTGGTATCGGAACAAATTCTAAAGTTGATTTCAGAATCAATGTTGATGGAAACATTTCCGAGTTCAGTGTTCTTGAAGAAGGAACCGCATATAAAGTTGGTGATAGACTAACTGTTTCTGGTATCGCCACAGATCCAAGAGTGGGCATAAACACCGAGTTCCAACTCATCATAGAAGAACTTGAGAATGATACTTTCTCAGGATTCTATCCTGGCCAGTTTATACTCTTTGATGATATTGCTCCATTCTTCAATGGAAAACGCAAGAAGTTTACTTTATCTGTAACAACTGCTGGAACAACTGAAATTTTAAGTCTTAAGACTCCAGCTGGTAGTGATATGGATATTACAAATAATATCTTTATCTACATCAATGATATTCTACAAACTCCACAATCTTCTTACATATTCAAAGGTAGTAGAGTTATCTTTACTGAAGCTCCAAAAGAAAATTCTAAGTGTTCTGTATTCTACTTTAGAGGATCTAAGAGAGATGTTGAGACTGTAGAACCAGCACAGTCACTGAAACCTGGCGACGTTGTACAAATTAAAGAAAATAGATTTGTCAATGATGATATAGATCAGTTCAAGAGAACTGGTAAGAGAATAGTCGCTTCCGATCTTTTGGAAACATTTACATACAATAGTATCGGAATCAATACTGATCAAAATGCAGATAGACCTCTTGCATGGGAAAAACAAAGACACGATCAGATATTATCTGGTGTATTAATTTCTAAAGCAAGACCTAGTTTGAAGAGTAAAGTTCTTCCTACCACCAGATTAATTAAGAATGTTTCTAAAACTGATGATTCAATATATGTAAGTAATGCTTTCCCAGTATTCAATGCTATTGATAAATTACTTCAATCTGAGAGAAATGTTCAGATCTTTGATGACACAGATGTATTACCAGGCATCATTACTTCTGTCGTTTCTACATCATCCAGTATTTCATCACTATCCATAGGATTTGGTGGCACAGGATATACTAACTTATCAAGTCCAAATGTAGCCATATCAAGTGCATTAATTAAACGCAAAGATCCAATATCTGCATGGGAGTTCGATCCTATCACAGGTATTACATCTGCTATAGAATTTAAGGCACTGACAAAAGAGGAACCAATTATCGCTGTTGGTTCAAGTAGTTTCTACATGAATACCAAGAGTGGAACATTCTGGGAAAGAGGTAGAATTGGATTTGGTGGAACTGTAACATTTAATGGTGTCGGTGTAGGTAACAGTAACACATCTACAGTCTACGCAATGGCTGTTGGTGATTATGGTTCTATGGCAAGAGCAGTTTCAATAGGTAACAGTTTGTCTACATGGACTGCAATAGATCTAAAAGAAGAAAGACAGATTCCAGCTATCAACCAAACCAGCACATTTGATAGTACATATCAGGGCAACTTCCAAGATGTTATTTGGGAAAACACTAGAAATACATGGGTTGCAGTTGGTGCTGGTGGATCTATCTTTACTGCGGTTGGCCTTACAACAGCAGAGGCTTTCAGTCAATTCTCAGGAACACTACAAACTTTAAATGCAGTTTGTTACGGTCAGTCTGAATACATTGCAGTTGGTAATGGTGGTGTAATTCTTGCATCTAATGATGGAACAGGATGGGCAGACAAGACAAGTAATACTGTCAATGACTTGAATGATATCATCTATGACGGTAATAAATTTATCGTTGTTGGTGACAGTGGAACTATTGGTATTTCAACTGACAAAAACTTCTGGCAACCTTGGAGTCAACAGTTACCAGCTGGAACACAACACCCTGCAACATTTGATTTTGCTAAGATCAAGTTTATTGATAATATCTACGTTGGAATCAGTACAGTTGGTGAGTTATATTATTCATTCGATTTGGCAAACTGGAACGAAAGACCAATCAGCCATTCAAAAGAGATTCGTGATATTGTAGATACACCATTTGGTGATTTTGCAAGTCGCAGAGTTATTGCTGTTGGATCTGGAACCACTGTATTCTACGCAGATCCAGTAATTAACAGAGCAACTGCAACTGCATCTGTAACTGCTGGAGTAATTACATCTGTAACTGTAACTGATGGTGGATTTGGTTATGAGGTTGGTAGTAATCCACCAGTAATCGTTGAAACTGATAAGACTACAAAAGAAGATGTATTATCAATTGATGCAGAAGGTGACTTTGGTGATATTGTAGGAATAAATACATGGTTGCCAGGCTCTGGTGATAGACTTCCACAATTGGCGTTTACATTGAAATCCCAATTCAATGATAACACTAATTTGGGTTATGGTTATTCTTCACTTAACTCTCTTGGAGTTAATTTTACAGGATTATCTAAAGGAGATTACTTTACAATCTATGACAGTTCATTAGTTGTTGGACATGCCCTAACAGGTATTACAACCTCAAGTGGTTCTAATGTTGCTGTCGGTATGGTAACTGCTGGTGATTATCTTGGTGGCGTATTCAGAGTAGAACAAATCACAGCTGGTGATGCGATATCTGGATTAGCAACTGTAACATGTGCTTTCCTACCAGGCCCAACACCTTACGGAAACAACACTATTCAAGTGGGGGTTGCAACTACATCAACCACTGATACTTTCTGGGGTAAATATAGTTGGGGTAAAATCTATGGATATCAGAACCGTGCTTCTGGTAATCCACAGGAATTTTTCGTCAATTCAAACAATGGTAATACTGGATTATCTACTGCTCCTGTAGTTTCCAGAAAGAAACCAATGACTTAACCACTAAATAAAACAAAAAGACTAGTTTTTTTAAAATGCCTGCCATAATATCCGAACAGTTTAGAATTTTAAATGCCGAGACTTTTGTAAAAAGTTTTGTCGGGGTCGGATCTACTGTTAACAAATACTACGCCTTTATGGGACTACCAAATTCCATAGAGCCAAAGGCAGGCGGTACTGCCACATGGCCAACCGATACCCCTGCGCCTTTAGATGGATTTGAAGAAGAGTATTCTATCAAAGAATCTATCATTGCCATGAAGAAAGTAACTGACAAAGATGTTCGCAGACTTGTCAGGAAAGTAAATTGGGTTGCTGGTACTACCTATGAGATGTACCGACATGACTATAATATTTACAATTTAACACCAATTACTTCACAAGGTAGTTTGTACGAAGCAAATTACTACATAGTAAATGAAGACTTGAAAGTTTACATCTGTCTGCAAAATGGATCAGACCCTGAGAACCCAAAGGGAAGGCCTTCATATGACCAA